TCGTCCATTACGCTGTATAACTAATTAAAATGGCATTAACTAAAACAACAGTCGAAGACAAGATAGAAGTTGTCGGGGACTATAAACATATACAAGTAAGAACAGCAACAGTTATTAAAGAAGATGATACTGAATTGTCTCGTTCTTTTCATAGGAAAGTCTTAACTCCTGGTACTCTTGATGCGTCTGATAATCTTGTAGATACTGATACTTCTGCCGAATCAACTGAAGTAAAAGGTATAGCAAGTGCTGTCTGGACTACAGATGTTAAGAATGCATGGAAAGCTAAACTTATAGCAGATAAGAGTTAAGTTATGGCATTAACTAAAGTAAAAGCTGGTGGAATTGAAGATGATTCAATTGATGAATCAAAAATTGCAGATAATGGCATTGATTCCGAACATTATAATGATGGATCTATAGATAACGCTCACTTAGCTGATGATGCTGTTGGAGTTGCTGAACTTTCAGCTACTGGTACAGCATCTAGTTCTACCTTTTTAAGAGGAGATAATAGTTGGCAGCCAATCAGTACGACTCCAGAAGGTACTGCTGTACTATCTACAGGTGAAAGTGGTGGGACTAAGTTCCTTAGAGAAGATGGAGATGGTACATGCTCATGGCAGGTACCTACAGATACAAACACCCAATTAACAGAAGAACAAGTCGAAGATTTTGTTGGTGGTATGGTGACTGGCAATACTGAAACAGGTATTACAGTAACATATCAAGATGCTGATGGTACTTTAGACTTTGTTGTAGCTGACCAAACACCAGAAGGTACAGCTATTTTATCCACAGGTGAATCAGGTGGAAGCAAATTCCTAAGAGAAGATGGAGACGGTTCATGTTCTTGGCAATCAGTTCCTGCAGCTGGAGCCACTATTAATAATGCAACTGAGAATGAATTAGTTACAGTTGCTTCTACTACCACTCAATTAGATGCTGAAGCTACATTACTTTATGACGCTAGTAATAGTCAACTGACAATGAAGCCAGGTGATGGTCATACTGATGTTATTAAGATTGTACCTAATGATGACGATGAGAAATGTAGAATAGTCTATAGAAATGCAGCTGATAATGATGAAGAAGCTTATATTAGTTATGAACATGATACTAATCAATTCCGCTTCCTAGTTAACTCTCATAACTATCGTGGTATGGTTATCAGTAGTACTGGTAGAATACAGAATGGAACTGGTACAGACCCTAATGGTAATGGAGCAGTTGATCAAGATCCACAAGGTTGTTCTGCAACCGAACATGGTTTTACAACTGAATTCGGTATAGCACAGAATAGTAACTCAACATCATGGACTGATTCACTTTTCGGAGTGATAATCTCCGCTAATATGAATGGTTTTAATAGTACCCAATCAGCTTCCTTGATAGGAATGAATATGGATAATGGTGCTGTAGAACCTGGTGATATGTGTCGATTCTACCGTAATAATACTCTTAACTTTAGAATTGCATATGATGGAGATGTTACTAATGAAGATAACTCATATGGTTCTATATCTGATGAAACTTTAAAGCAAGATATTGTTGATGCTGGTAGTCAGTGGGATGATGTTAAAGCTGTAAAAGTTAGAAAGTTTAGATTTAAAAAATCGGTACAAGAAGCTGCTGATTTAAATGCAAGTCCAGATAATGATAGAACTGATATTGTTGCACCTACTTTATTAGGTGTGATAGCTCAAGAACTTGAAACTGCTGGTATGAGTGGATTAGTTGAGCAAGATAGAGAAAAACTTAATCCTAAAACAGTTAAGTACTCTATTTTATATATGAAAGCTTTCAAAGCTTTACAAGAAGCTATGGCTAAAATAGAAGTTTTAGAAACTAAAGTAGCAGCATTAGAGGCTAAGTAATGGAAATAAGAGATTATATTTACTTCGAGCACCACTCTTTAGATTCAGAGTTATGTAATCATCTTATAGAGAAATTTGAAAAAGATGACCACAAGGCTAATGGTCTTTGTAGAGGTGGAGAGTACCATCCTGAAATAAAACGCTCTGTTGATTTGAATATCTCAAATACTAACAAAGAAGAATGGACTAAAGAATGTGATACACTACAAAATATTCTTACTCCTGCTTTATCAAGATATGCAGATCTTACAAGAAGTTTGATATTCCATCATTATATTATGAATATGGATCCTCGTCATAATGGGTTCCAAATTCAAAGAACAGCACCTGATCAAGGTTATGCATGGCATAATGATTCATGTCAACATAGATTATTAACTTGGATATGGTATCTAAATAATGTAGAAGAAGGATATACAGAATTTTATGATGGATTAAAAGTAAAACCAGAGACTGGGAAACTGATGATATTTCCAGCTACATGGCAATACCCACATAGAGGAGTACCTCCTAAAACAGGATTAAAGTATATTTGTACTGGATGGGTGTATAGTAATGCTGTATCATGAAGATACCGAGTGCTAATCTACCTAAACCTTTAGACATCCCTCAGATGTACTTTAAACCGCCTACAGCAGACGTTCCTGCCTTCCGCCCTATAATCATCCCACCAGCTGATTTGGAGCGTCCAGAGGGCACACAGAAGGCTAAGGAGAAGGAAACAACAGAACAACCACCTGCTCCTAAGTTACAAATACCTATAATAGATATACAAATGCCACTCCCTACAGCAGAAGTAATGGTTACTGCTGTTACTGCTGCGTTAGGAGCTGTAGCTACCACTACATTGGCACAACCTTTATTCGAACAAATTAAAAAGTTTGTTACGAAACAGCTGAACAAACGCATTGAAGCATGGAAGAAAAAAAGGAAGGAA